CTGGCCCGTGCCGCGTTTTGCTTGAGTCGCTGATACAGATCGGCGTTTTGCATGTAGGCGGTCAGCGCCGCCTTGACCTGCATGTCGGCAAAGAGGTCACCGGTTTTCATGGTGGCCTCGAAGGCTTGCAGCATGGCCTGCTGCCTGGCCGGATCACGTTCCTGGCCGATGCGTTGCGCTGCAGCCGAGACGTGCTGGGCACGCTGAGGATCGGTCTGCTCGATGTAGGCCCGGGCCAGCACGAAGGAGGACTCCATGGTGCTCCAGCCCTTGCCGATGGCCTCCTGCATCATGGCAGCGTAATCGATGCCGACATCGGCGTAGCGCCGCTGAGTCTCGGGCGAGCCGATCTTGGAGAACCAGTTCTTCAGATTGTTGGCAGCCTGATCAGGCGAGCCGGAAACCTTCATTTGCACCTGCAGCATGGCGCCCAGCTGATTGACCGAGTCCTGGCCGGTGATGCCAATCTTCTGCATCTCGGCCAGCAGTTCCGGAAACCAGCGCGCCATGTCCGAGGATTCGAACGACCCTTCCTTACCCAAGTAGGCAATCGCTTCCAGGGCTTGTTGCATCTGGGCCGGGTCGCTGATCCTGGCGTTTTGCTCCAGTGCGCCGATCATGCGCGCGGTATCGACACTGCCAGAACCCTGGCCCACGGCGAACTTGGCCAGCAGCGGCGCAAAGGCCGTGGCACGATCCAGATCCATGCCGCCACCAACCAGCTGATTGACCGCCTCGGCCAGTTCGTTGCGCCCCATGCCGCTGGCCAGCGCACTTTGTGCGATCTGCTCGCCGATTTGTGTTTCGCGGGCCGTGCCGGCGATACCAGCCTTGATCGCCATGTCGCGCACGATGGCCTGGTAATTGGCCGAGATGGTGGCCGGCACCGCTACCGTGGCGGTCAGCTTGAGGGCATCGCCCACCGCTTCACGCCCTTGGGCCACCCCCTGACCGATGCGTTCTCGGCCAACGGCCTGCAGTTCCAGCCCTCGTGATGTGCGGCCAAGCCGTTGATAGGCGCGGTCCAGGTTGTCTGCTTCAATGCCAGCCTGGCGCAGAACGGTCAGATTGCTCTCGATTTTCTTGCGGATGCCGTCGGCGGCCGCATCGCCGCTCAGGTGAAGTTTGCGAAACTCGCCTTGCAGGTGCTGCGTCTCGCCAATCGTGCGTTGCCACAGGCGTTGCTGTTCAGCGGTCTGCTTGAGGCGAGTGATTCGTGACTGGGTGTCGGTCACCGCCCGGCCGAGCGAGCCATCAACCGCACCGCCAATGACGATACCCAGTGCAATATCGCGTTTCATTCAGTCCTCCAGCCACCACAGGACATCCCTGAGGTCCAGGGCATCAATTTCAGAGGGCGGGAAGTGCAGTTCCCGCGCCAGTCGCTTCATCAGCAGGCTCAGCAGGGGCGCGGTCATCCGGGCGAGCGGACACCAGGCGAAAGTAGCTGTCTTGCAGCCGCTTGTAGTCGGTAAAGCGCATGCCCTCCAGGTCCTTGGGTGCCACGCCCGCCAGAATCCCGAACAGGATCAGCTCACGCTCTTCAGCGTCTGTGGGGGCCTGGCGCGAGGCCAGGCGCATGTCGCGCACCAGCGGCGCGCGAAGGGTCAGCGTGTCGCGGCGAATGCCGTCGAACTCGGTCGGATGCTGCAGTTTGATGGTCAGGTGGTCCATGGGTTGGTCTCCGTTGGTGTGATGGCGGGAAGAGAAATGGCTTACAGGCCCAGAGCGGCACGGATGTCGGCCAGTTGGTCGCGGCCATCCACGATGCGCACCGAGGCGATCGGATCGATCTCGTAGATCAGCAGGCCATCCAGCTCGAGCTTGTAGTAGCTGCAGGCCAGACTGAATTTGGTTTCGGCCTTGTCTGAGGGCTTCCAGTCACCCATGTCGACCTCGGTCAGCATGCCGCGCAGGGTCACGACGCAGGACTGCACCTCCCCCTTGTGGGTGCGGAAAGCGCCCCGGAAGACGCCGTTGAAGGCGCTCTGATCAGCCAGACCAAAGAAACGCAGGGCTTCGACGGATATGCCCGAGAGCGAGAAATTGGCTTCCAGCGCTTCGAGGCCCAGATCCATCTTGATCGGGGCGTCCATGCCGCCACCCCGGTAGTCTTCGGCCTTGATCTTGAGTTTGGGCGGCGTGACCTGGGTGGCGATGCCGGCGAAGTTCACGCCGTCGATGAAGAGATTGAGGTTGTAGAGGGTTTGCGGGATCACGGTATCGGCTCCTTAAATGTCGAGAACTTCGGTAATCCACTGATTCGTGACCTCGACCCGGAAGGTGGGGTTTTCTGCGGGAGGCACGTCGGTAAAGCGGATGTTCCAGTACACGCGGCCTTGCTCAAGCTGGCTCGCGGTGTTGAGTTCGGGGTCGGGGTAGACCTCGAAATTGATGATGGCGCCCTGCGCTTTCAGATCACGCATGAAGGCCTGCAGGCCTTCGGTCACGTCCTTGACGTAGGTCTTGGTGATGGCGCGATCCACCGCCCATTTGTGGCCATAGAGGATGGCGTCCATGACGATGTCGACTGTGCGCACCCGGGTGACGAAGGCCCACTTGGCATCGGCCGAACGCGTGCGGTTACCCCACAGGCGGTAGCCGCCATCGCGGATGACGGTGGTGATGTTGGCGGCATTGAGCAGGTTGGCGCGGCAGGTCTCGTCGCCATCCAGGAACTCGATCGGGCGTGCGGTGCCGATAACCTCGACGAACTCCTTGTTGGAGGGGGATGCCCAGAATCCGTACTCACGATCGGTCCGGGCAAAGAGGCCTGCGGCATACGGAGATACCGGCACTGTACTGGCTGCACCGGTCTCGGTATCCCAGACCTTGAGCCAGGGGTCGATGGCAAAGACGCGCTTGCTGCCAAAGTTGTTGAAGTAGGCAATGGCCGCTTCGTCATCGGTGTTGGGGCCGTCGACAATGGCAATGGCCTTGAGCTTGGCCGCCAAACCATCCATGGCGCTGGCCACGGCCTGGGTTGCCGAGTGTCCCGGGCAGACGATCAGGCGAGGCTGCGCGTTATGGACGGACTTGCCATCGAGCAGCGCCTGCATGCCGGTGCGCTGGCCATCGACCGTCACGCCACCGATGATGGCGCTGGTGAGTGCAGCCGCATCGGCAACCAGAGGCACGCCGATGGCGACCACCACGGCCGACGACTGGGCGTAGATGCCGCGTGCCGACTTGGCCAGCGCGCTGCCCGCACCGAACTGCTTCACCGCCTCACGGTAAGAGTTTAGCAAGATGGGTTTGTTGGGTTCGGCCAAGCCCTCGGCAGGCGTGTAGGTATCGACCAGGCCGATGATCGACGAGGACGGAATGGCAATGGGGCGCGGACCGGTGTCGATCAAGGTGACGGTCGCACCGTGGAAAAAGGAAGTGGGCATCGTGTTCTCCGGAAAGTAAAAAGCCCACCGCAAAGGGTGGGCCGATAGGATCTGCTTGGGGTGGCTATCAGTTACATGTCCTCTTCTCCGAACATCAAAGGCCATCCGGCGCTGAAATCGTAGGCGCTTGGATCAACGCTCGTCTCCATTGCACTGCGGTGAGCTTCAGCTGCCTCGAAGATTGCGATATCGCTTGCCATTGCTGCCGCCAACAGCATCTGCGCCAACTGGGTTGTCATGGCAACAAAGGAGCCATCCATGGTTTTCCACTGCAGTCCGTCTGGCAGATTGCTGCTCAAAAGAAACAGTGCTTGTTGTTGGCTTCGGCTTTTCGGGTCGCTGTGGAACCAGACCCCACCTACTTTGAACCCGCCAGATCCAATGCGCCGATCACGCTCAGCTTTGATCAGTAACCAGACATGCTCTGCCGTGGCTTTGGGCGGTTCAATCAAGAAAGGATATCCGTCCGCATCGATGGAGATCTGTTTTCCGGTTCGCTGGCCAGCGATTAGCTCGGCGTACTTCGCATCAGTCAGTGCGATTGCATCAGCAGGAATGATCTCTCCGTGAAACTCCTGCGCATAGAACCCGCCGGTAGATTGGGCATAAAACATTCTGACTCCTCAATAGCCAACGGCCATCCAAAAGAAATTGTCTGGATACACGCCAACGCCCGAGGCCAGATCACGGTTAGCGTATTTAAATCCTGCTGTCGTCAAAAAATTATTGTGGTATCCGTATCGCGCTTCGTTATTTCCAAACGACAAGGAAGCGACTGCGGCTGGAAAGGCAATTGGAAACGTGACGAAGAAATCTGCAACGCTTGCCATGGCGCTCCCCCATTGCAAGATCACCCCACTTGGCAGTTTTTGGAAACCGGTACTACCCAGTGCGGCACTGCCACTTCCATTGATTGCCTCGTAAAAGCCGTCTCCGATGTGAACCAGGTCGACCTGGCTACCCGGCGTCAAAGTAAAGCTAGTGGCATTGCCACCAGCTAAAACAGAACCAATGCCACCTGGGATGGCAACAGTAAGCGTGGCCGAACTCGAAATTGCATTCGTTACCGTAAACTTGACGCCAAGAGGCACAGATGATGGCAGCGAGGCTATCGAGGCGACTGGAATCGTGAACTTGATGTACGCGCCCGCATGAGTGGCCGACAACGTGGTCGACCCAGTAAACCCGAAATAGCCCGAGTAATTTCCCAATGCCCGCTGAACAAATTCAGTTGTGGCGATCGATGTGTCTTTGTCAAACTGCGGCGCGGTTGGTGCCGTCGGGTTGCCACTCAACATCGGGCTGACCAAAGCTGCCGCAATCTTGGCATCCCCCTCTGCGCCGGTCAGATACACCGGATGCGGGTCAAGCGCCGCGAGATGCTTGCCGAACTCGTCATCCACATATCCGCGCGTGGCCAGCACGATCGCCGGATCGATCTTCAGTTGAACAGCCGCCGTGTTGCTCACGATCAGCACCATGCGGATCACCTGCGTCCGCCCCGAACCCTCCGCCAGCACAGGCTTGTAGGTATCCGGGCAGTTGGCCACTGCGCAAAGGTTGCCATCGGTGTCGTACAGGCCAATTTCGCGAATCCACCAGCCTCCGATTTCTTCCGGAATCACCTGCTCGGCGATGATCTGGCTGGCATTGGCCGGATCAACGAAGAGACGGTTCAGCGGTGCGCGGCGGTTTTCTCGAACCAGGGCGGTCTGGCTGCGGTTGGGCAGTGGCGTGCTGCCATTGCCATCGCCGATGCCCATCTGGGTCAGTTGCAGCGTCGTGCCCAGCGCCGTGGCATTGGCCAGCTTGGCCTCGCCAATCGCTGTCAGGATGGCAAAGTAGGTTTGACTCATAGCGATGCGCTCCAGGGATAGATATTCAGGTGATCGATCGTGTGGTCGGCGCCTTGGATGCACACCAGCCCAGCCACCTCAACCACTTCCGGCGTGTAGGGGTAGATAACCATCTCGTCGCCCTCGTAGGCCGCCACGTGAACGGGGCAAATGCCCCGGGCTTCGAGACTGATCGCCAGACCAATCAGGTGCCGGCTGAGCGGCTTGGCGTCATCGATCAGGCGCTCGAGCTCCTGGTACATCGCATCGCTGATACCGGTGTCGAGCACGCCGACCTTCAGGCTGAAGGTGCCGGCCGGACCGAAAGGAACCCGCTCCCACCACTCAATGACTTCGATCAGGTAGCCCAGAGGCTCGACCACCCGGCGCAGCGCGCCGATGGTGCCCTTGTGCTGATGTACATAAAAAGCGGAAGCAATGACGCCCCGCTTGGCCGCACCCGACCAGGCAGGGTCCCAACGATCCACCGAGCGTGCCCAGGCGAGATACGGCAGCAAGTGGGTCGGACACGACTGGGGTCGCCACAGATCAGCGATGGGCACCGGGATTGTTCGGTAGGTTGCATCCGCCAGATGGCGCTCCAGTGGCGTGCTATTGGCTGGCAGCAAGGCGCTACTCATCAAAGCCTCCGGCAGACACGTCGATCGCTGTGCAGTGCGCAGCCTGGCTGCTCGTCAACACCACATCGGCAGACGGCTGCAGCAGTTCCACCCGCTGCACACCTTCCACATGCAAGGCAGCAAAGAGCGCCGAGCGCCGGATATCGCGCCCAAGCCGGCGCTGCGTGCCGACATAGGTTTCCAGTTGCGCCAATGCCGCAGCCAGGATGGGCTCAACCTCTGGCCCGGGATAAAGCCACAGGGTGGCTGAGACCTGATAAGGCACGATCTGTGCGCCTTGCACGGTGAGACGATCGGCCACAGGCCGAACCTCCTCGCTCGACAAGGCGTCATCCACAACGGTCAGTAGATCTTCCGAAGCGCTGCCATCCCCTTCTCGCGAGAGCACCGTGACCACCACCTCGGCGGGCGCCGGGCTCTCGGTCGACGCATCGGCCACGCGCCCATCGGCTGACAGGGCGTGAAAGACGTAGGCCGCACGGGGACCGGCCACTGACAGACCTTCGAAGGCCCGCTGCACCCTAGCACGCAGGCTGGCGTCGTTCTCATAGACGGGATCGACGGGTGGTGAGGCCTCTGGGTCACCCGGGCTGACCAGCAAACGAGAGACGTTCACATTGGCGGCCAGTTGTTCCAGATCCGCACCCACGGCATAGGCCAACAGCACCGAACGGGCGGCATCGTTGATGCGCGCGCGCAGTTGCACTTCGCGGTACGCACAGAGCTCGAGCAATTTCACGACCGGGTCGGATTCCAGCGGCGCCGTCCATCCATCGCCCATCAGCGCCCGGAAGGTGGCCAACAGGTCCTGATAGATGCCCTCGAAATCCAGTGGCTCGACGACTTCGGGTGCGGGCAGTTGCGACAGGTCGATCACAGTGCCACCTCCAGCAGCAAAGGCGCGGCCTCGTACTGTCCTTCAATCACAAAATCAATCCTTCCATCGACCACGCCGGTGATACGCACCGCCGACAAGCGAATGCGTGGCTCCCACCGGCCGATGGCGCGTGCGGCTTCAGCCTGCACCGCCGAGATCCAGCCTTTGTTGATGGGCAAGTCCACATAGCGGGGAATCTCGCTGCCGTACTCCGGGCGCATGCGCCGGCTGCCCAAAGGCGTGCTCAGGATGTCGCGGATGGATTGTTTGAGGTGGGCGAAGCCAGAAAGCGCCTGACCGCTGTCACGGCTCATGCCAATCAGGGCCATAGTTCAAACTCCGGCGGCCGAATCAGGTTCGCGCTGGAATTCCGGGTGGTTTTCCAGAAAGGCGATCAGGGCGGTGTCACCGGTCTGGATGCGTCCTTGCGCAACAGCGAAGCTGCGGCCATCGGTCAGCACCAAGGTGCGGCTCTTGAACGCGAGGTCGCGGTAGGTCACCGTTGAAGGACTTTTCTCATCCGGGGTGGAGATCGGTGTGGGTGTGGGCTTGTTGTCGATCTTGGCCATGTGGGGCTCCTGAAACGCACAAGCCCGTCCAGCGCGAACTGGGACGGGCTTGCTTTTAGGGTGAATGAAGGATCAGCGGGCAACGCTGGTTGGCGCGCCGTCGCCTTGTTCGGTGTGGGTGTGACCCTGCAGGCTGATGCCACCGGCAGTGACATCGCCTTGTGCGTGAACCTGACCGCCAAAGGTGGCATTGCCGCCACCCGAACCGCCCGACACACCCTGGGCCAGCGCACCGCCAATCGTCAGATTGCCGGTGATCGTGGTCTCGGGTGCATTCAGCGTGACGCTGGGGGCCTTGACCGTCACCGGGCCACCACTTTCGATGAGCACGGTGGTGGCGTTTTTCACGATCACGCTCTGGGTGCCCTCAACCAGCAATGCGCCTGCCTGCCAGTCGTAGAGCATCTGCGCGCCGTCCGGCATGCGGATCACCGTCACATGGTCCCGGTTATCCGCCTGGCCGTGTGTGGTGGTGTAAAAGCCCGGCAGGATGAACCCGGCCTCCGGCATGCCCGAGGGTGAGATCAGCAAGCACTGCTCACCGACCGAGGGCGCGCGCCAGATCCGCACTTCACCGGCAGCCGGCACATGCCAGGGCAGATAGGCCGACACCCAGTTGCCGATGCGCACCCGTGCCCGGGCCGCGCTGTGATCAACAACCTCGATGGTGCCGGCCTGCAGCATGGCGGCGATCATGCGATCGTGTTCGCCAATCGCGTAAGCGTCGCTCATGGCGCCTCCGTCAGGGGTTCATAGGTCTCAGGAGGCTGGATACTTGGCGTAAAGCCCACCCAGATGGCCAGTCGCCCAGATGAAACTCATGGGTCCATTCGACCACCCAGACCAGGTAGCCATCGAGTTCAGGCTTGAAAGCGTCGTCCCCGATCTGAACCAGACTCGCCATGGTGATCGGCAGGCCCCAGGTCTCATGGGTCAGCGCCACGGCAACCCGCGCCGCCAATTCACGCACCTGCAAATCGGCCTGCGCCGCATTGGGGTCAACAATCGCCCGGGCCTGAAACCGGCCAATCAGTGCCGTCGCGCCATTGCCCGGATCATCGCCCGGCTCCATCTCGGCGAGCTCCACCAGCACGGCCGGCAGGCCGATGCGGCGCTGCAAGACCGGATAAGCCTCGACCGTAGGCACACCGTCCAGTTTGGCACGCAGGCCGCTGACGATTGCGGTGTGCAATTGGGCAAGTGAATCAATCATGGGGTTTACATCCTCAGCGGGCCTTGGCCAGCGCCTTGTGAATTTCGTAGTTCACTTCCTGGCGCAGCACCGTCAGCAGCCGTTCCTCGGCGCGCTCGGCCGCTTGTCGAAATGCCGCTTCACCGGCGCCAGCCCAGTCCACCTTGACCACCTCATAGGGGCGACGGGCCCGAGTGGTACGGCGATACAGTGGTCCGTCTGGCGAGCGCTTGCGCATCTGCCACGCCTGATCAAACCGATGGCGCCCCACCGAGATGCCGGTGCGTGTCTGGCGTGGCTTGCCCAGGCGGTGGGCTTCGATGGCATTCAGCCCCAGCCAGACCTTGCCGCTGTCGCGCGAGCGCAGAAAGAAATACAGGCGCTGGCGCAGCAGCTTTTGCGGGATACGGGTCTCAACGCTCACCGCCTTGGCGGTCTGGCTTTTGACCCACTGCCCGGTCTTGCGCAGGGTGCGGCGCCAGGCCGCCTGGCTCGCG